CTGTCAAGCTTGGACGGCTGTCAGCTAACAACTTTGTGAGCTGTTTTGGTTGTTGAGCTTTATATAGGGTGTGTAATCGCTTTTGAACGACTACGTCACTGTCACACGTCCGGTTGGCGACAAAGTTCATGGTAACCGATAAAGTATGTTCGGGTTATACGTGTTCTAATTAAATGTGAGTAGGTACTATTGAATTCCAAGAATTATGATGTGAAGAATTTTGGTTTTTTTAGAACAAACTATGAGTTGCCCTTACCGCATTGTTTTTCAATGTGAAAGTGATAAAACGATAGCACTGATTAGGTAACTTGTTCCTGTTCAACAGTAAATTCGTTGAATCGAACTTTTAGGATACACACAAGAAATATCCCATGATAGAATCGTTTAAATTCCTACAGCGCCATATTGAACTTAGAGAATTGATGACGTTGTGATAGAATAACCTTGAATCCAATCACGTTTTATCCCCTGCTCTTCATCACACATAGTCACGCGCAGGATAACCTCTCCACCAACTGAATAATCGAGATGTAGTATGAAAATTACTTCTAGTGAATTTAAACGAAGAGCTAATAGTGTCTAGATGATAGCTTAAAGGTATCTAATGTGATCATATATGCCAAGTTCTAATAGCTTTTTGAAAAATGAACTTAAATAACGAACAAATAATCAGGATAGAGGTAACAAGGTGTTAAACTATTAAACCATTGATTGTACCCATAAATCATGAAAAATGGCTGTTGGCTAAGGATCATGGAAAGAAGAAAAATCAGGTAAATGAATTTAGAGGCATTGATAACTTGACAAATCCAAATGAAAAACAGATATATTCTAATGAAGGTGTTATCCAAGTGGGCCTTAAGACTATACACTAACTAACAACAATTATGAAACCAACGCAGATATGAAACTCTTTGCGCCAAAATGAATTCGCGATCATAAACAGCAAATTACCCCATGACCCTAGGGTTACCTTGTAAGTAAAACAAACAACAACTCAAAACAAGTTTATCTGTATATTACCTTGCGTTGAAGTTACGAAACAGGATAATGAGTCATATGGATCATATAAAAGCTTCCACAAACAGTAGCGATCCACAGTCCAGACCAGGACGTCTGATAGTCAACATGCTCATCAATAACACTCTACTTTTCGTTTCAATCGCTATCATCACGACTTCATGTGAGTATTAGTCTATATATTTTAACTTAATTTCATAAATTCTTAAATTTAATATTTTAAAGTTCCTACAAGGTCATCCTATATAATGATATAGACTAGTTAGTGCAATATCTGTGGTGATTTTATGATGAGTTTGAAATAGTATCATAGTTCATGTGATTTTGTGAAAATATGTTAGCTAAGGACTATGAGTGCTTCTAAGATTTGTTTTTTTTTTTTTTTATTTCTAGGTCTCTTGGATAGCCACAGTGGAGTCGCTTCTGCAAAACTGACGAGCTCACGGAGGAGTTATAGTCGACCAACATCAAGTTTTGGAAGAGGATATTCAAGGCCTCACTTACGGCCAAGAGGGCCAAACAGACCGCAATCATACTTTCCTAGGCAACATAAATGGCCAATGCCAAACCCGAACCCAATGGGTCCGAACAGGAGGTTCCCCAAGCCTGGTATGCGTAAGTGGCCAATGCTAAAACCGAACCCAATGGGTCCGAACAGGAGGTTCCCCAAGCCTGGTATGCGTAAGTGGCCAATGCTAAAACCGAACCCAATGGGTCCGAACGAGAGGTTCCCCAAGCCTGGTATACCGAAGTGGCCGATGCCAAAACCGAACTCAATGAATCAGAACAATAGGTTGCCGGGGCCTGGTGTTCCGAATAACCCGCAAAAGCCAAATCCGAATTCAGAAAACCATAATGAATTGTTGCCGAACCCAGGTGTCCAAAATGGAGTACTGTCTCCACATAGTGGAGTGACCAATGCTTATCCTGGTTCTGGTCAATTTGACAGTAGAAATCACTTTGGCAGTGGAATGTCTGCCATTGATCAAATAAGTCACGGAATAAATACTTTCCAGTCAATGTTCCCGAATCCTATGAATGGCTATAACTATAACTATCCCGAACAATCTCCAGGAACATACTCACAACCTCCTGGAGCATACGATGGCACTTATCCGGAATCAATGAGACGATCCGACGGAACTTACTCACAACCTCCTGGAGCATACGATGGCACTTACCCGGAATCTATGGAACCATCCGACGGAACTTACTCACAACCTCCTGGAGCATACGATGGCACTTACCTCGAATCTATGAGACGATCCGACGGAACTTACTCACAACCTCCTGGAGCATATGATAGCACTTACCCGGAATCTATGAGACCATCCAACGGAACTTACTCACAACCTCCTGGAGTATACGATGACACTTATCCGCAATCTTTGAAAGCATCCAGTGGAACTTACTCACAACCTCCTGGAACATACGATGACACTGATCCACAATCTATGGGACCATACGGTAGCAGTTATCCTCAATCTGGTAACTCATATGGTGACAATTCCTCACAAAATACTGGTTCGAACGATGGAACTTACCCACAGTTTGCTGAATCAAACGATGGCACTGTCAGAGAAACATACGACGAAACTTATCAACAACCTCCCGGAGCATATAATGACAGTTCTTCACAATCTATGGGACCATTCAATGGCAGTGATCAACAATCTGGGGGATCATACGATGACACTTATTTACCGAATGAAACATATGATAACACTTATTTACAACCTGATGGCTCGAACTATGGAACTTCTGAACAATCCACTGGGCCATACGGTGAGAATTCCCCACAACCTGATGGCTCGAACGGTGAAAATCCTGAAGAATATGCTGAGTCATATAGTGACTATTCTCCACAATACTATGGCTCAAACGATAAAACTTCCGAACAATCCGCTGGACCATAGGATGAGAATTCTCCACAACCTGATGGCTCAAACAATGAAACTTCTGAACAATACGCTAAGTCATATGTCGACAATTCTTCACAACTTGATAGCTCAAATGATGGTACTTCTGAACGATTCACTGGGCCGTACGATGAGAATTCTCCGCAACCTGATAACTCGAATGATGAAACTCCTGAACAATCCACTGGGCCATATGGTGACAATTCTCAACTACCCGCTGACGGCAACGACAACTCTAACGTGTCTCCTGATCAGAACGGAAATTCTTATGAGCAAAATCTCATATCGGATGAAAACAATAATGGAGAAATTTTTGATTCAAACACCAACACTAATGAACAAAACTCCAAACCAATCAATTTTTATATTCCACCCTCTCAGTTATCGGATGACCTCAGCTCTGATCAGAATAATTCTGGACCATCTGAAAACCAAGAATCTGCTGATTTGGTCGCATGCATGACCACATTAAGTCGAGAATTATGTCTCGGCCAAAGTCCCAGTGGTTAATGGTGAATCATAACAAGGTTTTACCCGCCAAGACTATCATATGTACTGTGTTCCTGTAATTTTTTATATATAAAAATAAGCTTCGTGTCAAAGATTATGTATTTCAAGTTTTTATGTAAATAAATTTTATAATTTTATAATTTTTGTTTTATGTAATAATTTTATAATTTTATAATTTTTGTTTTTATTATTTTTATTATTATTATTGAAAGAACATTATAATTTGAAGAAAAAACTACAAATTTCTAAGATAGAGTACTCAGTACTTTAACAACACAAAAAAATTGGACTAGATCTTAAGATAACAGATTTTTGTGAGTTTTATTATTAGATATTTTAATATTGTATGGGTTCTTAGAACGATGATTCGTTTTATATAATCTAATATTCAAATTATAAAATGTTAAAACAATACTTTTGCTAATACTGCTTTTATAATCAATAAAGTCCTTCAGACCTCGTCCATAATCTGTTACTTTATCATCATCATACATACTATTGTCTTAACCTTTTTTAGTAATTGCTACCTTCTCGTTTTATTATTGATACTTAAGAGATTTTATCACCTAAGTTTAATCTCTTAAAGATATTGTCCCGTCGAATTATGTTTAGTACATTGTTCATACCGTATCTCCATATAGTCTTTTGCACGCCTCATAAGCGAAGCGGATGAGGTTGTGCTCTACACTCGCCTTACAAAAATCAGGCGATTTCTTGGACTAAAATTTTCTCTATTTATTTTCTATCACACTTGTAGAACTGTGTTTACACATAAATGTCATGGAAAAATTCTATTTTCAACACTTATGACATTTTGATTTTTAAATAAATGAAAAAAATATTTAAAAAAGTTATTCCGTGGACGTTTGGCTTTTAAATGTATGTATGAAAACCGGCGTGGTCACGATAACTGCCGAAAAACTTAACTGATCAAGTCCATTTTTTTTATACGCTTCAGTATGATTTAAAATAAAGTCCTTTCAAAGATCATGGTCTAATTCAATGTAGTTTATTTATAATTAGCAATAAACTAAAAATCCACTAATCGTTTGTATATCTATATCTATTAGGGTGGCGCAAAAAAACCGACTATTTTTTTTTTTTTTGAGTCTCGAGTGAAAAAATGTTAGTTTTTGATGTTTTAAGAGCCCTCACCAAAGGACAGCTCAAAAAAAAATTTTTAAGAGGTCACTCCAAATTTTTCAAAATTTCAAAAATCGTCAAAAATCGAATTTTTTTTTTTTAATTTTTTTTCTCGTTACGGTATAATTTTATAGAGTAAAAAAAAATAAGTTTCTGAAAATTTCAGTTCAAAATTCGAATTTTGAAGGGTCGCTCATAATTTTTTTCAATTTATTAGTGCATTAGTTTAGATTTTTTCGAGCGACCTTTTACTATTCAAACTAAATTCTATGCATTTTTTAGTAGATTTCATAGAAATCTAACTATTGCAATGGTCCTCATGACGAAACTTTTGAAAAATTTTGCTATATTCCGACTTAACTCGACGAGCTGAGTCAGAAAATACATATGGTTCAAAAGTTTATATATATATATATATATATATATATATATATATATATATATATATATATATATATATATATTAGGGTGGTCCTTAATATGGATGTTTCCGAATTTCTTTGCTCCCTGGGGCTGAAATGCTTCCAAATGAATAAAAAAAAATTGCCTGAAAATTTTAGCTCTTAATATTAACTTTAAGATTGTCCGCGCTCTGATCTAAGTTTCTCATAGAAATAACATGGAAAAAATTTTATTTGTGCTTTAGAATTCCATAACTCTGCCATAAATAAATCAAAAGTTATCAATTGTATCATATTTATTGTAAATTCAACGCTCTACAAAAAAGTTATCTTATGATTTTTCGCTAAATGTATTGGCTTAAGAGTTATTTGAGCTCAAAATTCAATTGATAGATAATTATTAATATTATCAAGTATAATTATCAAATGAATATTTATATTATAAAATATGTCAAATTTCTCTTACAAAATTTTTATTTATCGTCAAAAAAAGCAAATATTATATTTGTATTTTTTGCGGCTTTATAGACTGAGACAGCAACGCTATCTCTGATAGTATTTGTGTACTCAAACAATTTTATCCTTGAAAAGATTCATAAATTACCTAACCTTCAATTAAAATAAACAATCTATGTGAGTTATCTAACGGAATATTTATTTATCATGACATCAAGAATAATTTTACGTCAAAATATTTATTTAATTGGTGATGTTGACACTCAAATTATCGGTAATAAATTGCCTTCAAAGTTACAAGTGTTAAAAATCTTTTTCTATCATATACGTATTCTCAAATTTAAATTACGTGAAAGTGCTGAAATCTGTATAGATGAAGTTAAAGTATTTTGGCAAAAAGCTCAAATACCAACCAAAAGAAAAGACCATTGTATCGATCAGTTGTTAAAATTATATGAGCATTATCAGCTTCTTCAAAAATCTAAAAGCAGAGACTCAAATAAGATTAAAGAGGATGAATTTAAAACTTTATTGTTGAATTTGTTCGACATTGCTCATGCAAATACGGCACTAATGGTCAATGAAAATGTAATGAATTTTTTAACAGAGCAACGAAAAGATGGTAGAGTGGGTTACATAGCTAATATTGAGTCGGATGATAATGACCAAGCTCAAAAAATGAAGGATGAACTACTACAGCTACGTCGTGAAAAATCGGAGAGAGAAAAAGCTCGATATGGTAAAGTTGATAATTTTATTTTGATAAGTTTAATTGATTTTTTAAAAATAGTTTTTTATCTTCATTTCAATTACGTATTTTTATTTTTATATTTTCTGTGTTAATTGTATAGACGAATTTGTGGAATTTACATCAAGCAGTGAAGTTGAAGGAGTGAATCCATTGAGCCAAAAAACAATATTATCGGTTTCAAATTTTTCTGACGAACTGGCAACTACTCAGCACCAAGAATCAACACAATTTCGTGGGACAATGAATATCGTAGATGATAAATTAGTAGCGGTCTTTGATCATTGTAAAATAAGCGATCGTAATGCTGTACGTGTGATCGTAGCTTTATGTTCATCATTACAAATTGACGTAAATCCATTAATAGTAAATAGATCATCTATTCGTCGGAGCAGAGTGAAAATCCGTGAAGAGAAAGTAAAACAAATCAAAGAACTTTTCAAAACTCAAGACTTGAATGCTAGTGTTCTTCACTGGGATGGAAAAATTTTAAAAACGTCAAGTGGAAAAAATAAAGAACGACTACCAGTTGTATTGAGTTGTGGGCAAATTGAAAAAATATTAGCGATCCCAGTACTAGATGATGGAACAGGTCAGTCGCAAGCTGATGCAATGTTTGACGCTATTAATGATTGGGGAATTCCAGACTTTATTAAAGCTCTATGCTGTGATACTACTGCTGCAAATCTAGGATCAAGTAAAGGAGCTGCAGTTTCACTGGAACGGTTGCTTGAAAAAAAACTATTGTATTTGCCTTGCAGGCATCACATATTTGAACTTATCCTCAGGGGTGTTTTTGAACTTAAAATACCTACAACCTCAGGTCCTGATGTACCTTTATTTAAAAGATTTCGAGAGAGCTGGGGCGAAATTGATATAAGTCAATATTCTAATGGGATTGAAGATTCGTATGTGCAAGAAAAAATACAAAATCATATTGATGACATTAATCACTTTATCCAAAAGCAACTTGATTCAAATCAACCAAGGGAAGACTACCGGGAACTTTTGGAGCTTGTTCAGATATTTATTGGTAAAGTTCCCTGCAGTTAAGTAAAATTTCGAAAACCGGGTGCATTCCACCACGCTAGGTGGATGGCAAAAGCCATATATACTATAAAAATATTTTTATTTCGTAAACAATTCAAAATGACGGTGAAATTAATCAAATCCGTTTCTGAAATTTGTGTTTTTATTGCTACAGTGTATATCAAAGCATGGTTCACTTGTCCTCTCGCATCTGAAGCTCCAAATAATGATTTATCATTTTTAAAGGAACTTATTGATTATCAATCGACAGATGCTAAAATATCTGAAGTGGCATTGAAAAAATTTAGCATGCATTTGTGGTATTTAAACCCAGAAACTGTAGCTATGGCATTCTTTGATGAAAGAATATCATCAAACATCAAGAACCAGATGGTGATTATGTTAAAAAGTATTGACACAAATTCAGAAATAAATTTGAAACGATTCGAAATTAAAAATATTAGAGATGTATATGACTGGAACATTGCTTCATTCGTGTCATCAAGATCGCTCCAGTTTTTCGAAAGATTTGGAATAAATACAGATTTTTTGAATTTGAATCCATCTGAGTGGTGTCAAAATGAAGATTACCAGAAGGGTTTGCTATTGGTAAGAAGTTTGAAGGTTGTTAATGATATCGCTGAGCGTGCAGTAAAACTTATTGAAGAGTACCACAGTATATTAAGCAAGGATCCAGAGCGGCAGCAATTTATAGTTCAATATTTATCAGAATATGAGCAATATTATGCTGATACTCGAAAATCTGCAATAACTGAAAATATGAAAATGGATTAAGGCTAACTATCCAAATGGTATCATATCACGTGTACTTTTATTTTATTATTTTTAAACTCTAAGGACTATCTGTTTTATTAATTGAAAAATCACACATATTAACCCCAATTCCAAGAATAAAATTGTATTCGCTTTTTTTGACGATAAATAAAAATTTTGTAAGAGAAATTTGACATATTTTATAATATAAATATTCATTTGATAATTATACTTGATAATATTAATAATTATCTATCAATTGAATTTTGAGCTCAAATAACTCTTAAGCCAATACATTTAGCGAAAAATCATAAGATAACTTTTTTGTAGAGCGTTGAATTTACAATAAATATGATACAATTGATAACTTTTGATTTATTCATGGCAGAGTTATGGAATTCTAAAGCACAAATAAAATTTTTTCCATGTTATTTCTATGAGAAACTTAGATCAGAGCGCGGACAATCTTAAAGTTAATATTAAGAGCTAAAATTTTCAGGCAATTTTTTTTTATTCATTTGGAAGCATTTCAGCCCCAGGGAGCAAAGAAATTCGGAAACATCCATATTAAGGACCACCCTAGGCCAGATATAACTATATTTGTTAACTATTAATAAATACTTATAAACTATTTTACTAAATATACTTTCCTCTCAAATAAATATTTATTGAATGTTAAAAAATATTTATTAGAATTTAATAAATTAAATAATTGTTTTCGAATAAATTAATTTGTTAATAGTTAATAAATCTTCCCATCAGTGTATATTGATAATTAATAATTTGCAATAAATTTGATAAAAAACTTTGTTTATTACGCATCGATCATGGACACGATTCACATTACTTGTACCCGGGAAAAACAGATTAGATCTGGCCATATATAAACAGATCTGGCCAGATCTGCTAAGGCTATTAACTATAGTTATTACAAACTCTACCTACTCTCGTTTCAACCAAGTCTCGTTGGTAAACAGGTAATGAACTAGTCTCTCAAGCGTCAGGTTCCAGGTTCGGTTCCCGTGCGCGCCGATGTTTTTTTTTTTTTTTTTTAATGAAAATAATTCTATATAATTGTATATAATTATATATGGCCATTTTTCGTATATAATTATGTATGAGTATATATAATTATATATAATCATTTTTACCTGGGCAATTTTAAAATTTGACCAGATCTGGTCAGATCTGATTATATCTGGCCAGATCTCGTCAGATAGAGACAATTTAAAGATCTGGCCAGATCTGTTTATATATGGCCAGATCTAATCCGTTTTTCCCGGGGTCACTCAGCCGTCACATTTTCGTTCTGATGTGTTCACTGAGCTAACGCATGTTCGAATTACTACCAGTAGGTATTTGCCTATTGTTATTTAATACATCTGTACCAAACAAAAGACCAATGCTTAATGGAATTCAAGGACAAATCATCCTTGCTGCTCTTTGTTGGATTACGTGATGTGAATTATTATGATTCAATTTTTGTGTGAGTCATGAGGGCGTAAACAAATTAGGCGGAATTGCTCTATAATTATCAACACGAAGTTAGGATAATAAATCATTAAACTAGTTTATTGTACCGTTACTTCCATGAAACAGTCTGTGGAGTATTTTCGCATGCGCATGACGTGCGAGTTTCCTCTATAAAAAGCGGCACTGGCACGGAGGGACCGTAGTATCGAAAGCATACTGTAGCTGGCATGTTGTCCATCACTGTAGCAACGTTACTCGTTGTTAGTAATGTTATTCCGAGTAAGTACTTTATATTGTTTGTTTTCCGAAATTTTAGTCCTTTTTTGTTTCTAAAAAATCTAATTTATATTTTTTCTTGTTAAAAGGATACAAGCAGAGGGGCAAGAAGAACGAAAAGCGCAACACAATGGAATGCAGAGACCCGTCTATAAAAGCAATAGTGTAATTGAAGCTCTAAAGGTACAGAAAAGAGAAACTCTCAACATTGTGCCAGAATCATACTTAGAGCAGACAAATCATGTGGATAAATCACAAAACGGTCGTAGGCTGCGACGAGACTTGAACTTGAGTGATTTTATGCCCGACTTAAGCAAAATGTGGAGTTCCTTTAATGCTACCTCGAACAAGACTGAACCTGTAATTTCTTATGGTTCCCGAACTTATCAGAGAAACAACATTTATCCCGAAAGTGATGGAAAAAACGTCGTGTATGGATCCCAAGACGTGCAAATTGGCAATACTTTTTCTGACAATCCTAATGGGACGAATGTGTATGGACCTATTGTGGTACAGGAGAATAATGATTATCGCGGGAAGAATAAAAATGCTCAATACGGAGCTAGTATTACGCAAATTGGTAACAAATATCCTGAGCATCCTGGGAAAAATGATATCTATACTGGTGTAGTCGTTCAGAATGGTAATACCTACCCAGTAAATCCCGGAAATAAAACCTCGTTTGCAATTATTGTTAATCAATCTAACAATACTTATCCAAAATCGATAGAAAATAACACAGACGCATTGAAGCCAGTCATCCATCAAAGCGGAAACTTTTATCCCTCCAGCAATGACTTAGAAGCTGGAATGAAGACAAAAAATAACACAGAGAGAAATTCACCATTTACTAATCACGATTCTGATTCAAGCTCAACTATAGAAAGGACGACGCTATATAATAAGAAGAGTGAAGCATATGCAGAGAAGCACACCGAATCTAACAGACAAATGAGTTTGTCATCTAATGTATTTTACTCACTTTTATATTCTTTGATTATATTGTTCAAATATTCTCTATTCTAGTATTAAACACTTAGAGTTTTTATTGTTATTTTTTTGGGTAAACTGAAATTCCCCACATCTTAATTCTTGGAATTTCATAGTACCTACTCATAAATCAGAACACGTATAATCCAGGCATACTTTATTGGGAGGAGTAATCGACTCTCAATCGGACATGAGAAATCATACACATTTCATTCAACTCCAGCATCCTTCGATGAAGCTAAGAATATATGCGAAAAAGAAGGTGGAAGTCTTGCTGTTTATAAATTCAAGGTTGCAGAGATTGTGAGTATTCATTATTTTAATTGTATTATATTCAGTTTCAGAAGTGGATAAGTCGAACTAAGATTTAAACGTAAAATTTTGCTAGGCTTGCTGTTAGTAAACTAAACTGATGTACTAAGGTTATCAAAAACAAATACATCTTATCTCACGGTGATCTATAAATACAAATTGTACTAAATTTATTGTTTCTTCCCAGGATATGCTGGAGTATCTAATACGTACAAGATTTAATCTACATTCGACAGATCAAAGGACTGCTCAACGTATCATCGCGTACCGAATAAATGAAGAAGGCTATAAGGAAGAAATGGATTGCAGCTCTTTAAAATACGTGCCTTGGCATCAATAGGCAGAAAGACAACAACCGGATAGCCATAGTGAGCAAAAATATGGTAGTTGGCTAAAACAAGGACAAATGGAAGATGTGAAATGTCACTTCAAGGTTACTTTCTTCTGCGAAAAACTGTAATATAAACTGAAATTTTTATAAAAAAACTTTCTTTTTAATTTTTTAAACCTTTCCACCCGAAAAAAAAATTTTTTTTTTATCCACGCAAATCTACGCGCTATTTTTTACATTTACGTAGATTCATGACAAATTTATGATAATCTTTGTACATCTCAAGTACAAAGCATGAAAAGGTTGATTAGTATTTATTAAAATGATGAGACATGTCTGCGAAGATCAAACATTTTTTTTTGGGAATCCAAATAGGATCATTAGGAGCAAGAAATTAGTCACTGTGCCAGGAATACCAAACTTGAAACTAGTAACAGTTACTGTCAATCTCCCGCTGAGTGATGGATATCCTCTCTATTGATTCTTACTTGAACTCTGTAAGCACTTACAGTACATATAGTGTGAATATGTGAAATAAGGACGATTAGCGCTGAAGATAAACTTACTAAAATTCAGACGGTAGCCGACTGAGCTTCGGGTAAATAGCTTCTTTAGTGACAAACTTTCTAAGATACAAACTACTAATAGTTTAAGTAATCTTTGAGCAATATCTTGGGTAAGAAGCTTTCGGGTATCTTAGGATAAAATTAGTTAAAAACAATATCGTTTTTTAAATATACAATTTTATTAACAAATATATCATATAATATAAGGAAATTTCAAACACTTGACATGAACCATCTTATACTATTTAAAACTTCAAAGATGTTTTCATACCACTTCGGAAGGGTAACCTCAGTGTATAGCAGTCTAATCAGTTCTGATTAACGTCTCGTGTTATTTAACTAATTCACTCATTTTTATTGGAAGTTGTTCCACATCATGCCGTTTTTCTGAAGATTTACGCTGATATAACGCGACTACAATAAAGAAAACTGCCGCTAGTATTAAAGCAATGAGGAGCATAATCACGACCGGAGATAGAACAGCTACGGCTTGTTCTTCCTGGGTCATTTTCAGTCGAAAAAACGGCGAAAAAAGTTTCATAATTCTTAACTGATCATCGATACTTAATGGTGCAGGAGATGCTGCTACGGAAGAACGGTCTTCTTGCGCCGACGTTATCAATCTTGATGTAGAGTTATCCAAAGTCCTATCTTTGGCAGTCATTGGCAATGGGGTAGATTGTTGTGTGAAGTAATTTTTGATGTATAAAAATAAAGATGAGACTCTGCCGTCTTCAACTGTTTCAGGTTCACTCGGCATCGCTTGAATCCCTGAAAAAGATAGACAATGTGAGAATCTGATTTTAGTGGCAGGCCCGAATTCAAACAAGGAAGGTAATCTGTCGAATTTATGTTATAAGTTATAAACTTCAGCTTTGTTATAGCAGATATTTTTTAAAAAGAACTTATGAATAGCAATTTCAATTTGTACTTACATGAGATACTCAGGATGAAAACGAACAGAAAGATTAGTGTTTTGTTGGACATCATTGTTAGCTTGTTGTCTGGACACGAATGCAGCTTTTCCAGTTTTTTTGTGACTTTGATTTGAATTTCTTATCATATCTTGTTTCATTTGACACATGATCGGTGTGATTCATTACACGTATTTTCTCTGTTTCCAACTAATCAGTATCAAAACAATACGCCCCTATTTTTTTGACCGCTGACCCTGAAACAAACAACAGAAAAAGACCTACTCGAAAACGTCAATCGGACATCCCGAGGTATTATCAATACGTAAAACCCAACATGTGACTGCGTAGTCCTCTATTCCTCAGCAGTACATGTGTCCCGAATAAGTCAAATAACGATTTTCGCTGTAAATGACGTTATGAAAATATATAGACTTTAGCCTACTGACTTTTAGAAAATGAGTCACTTCAGAAACGAACTTTTTGACTTGAAGATTAAAAGTGCTCCAAGTCATTTTTGAGCTAACAGAGTAGCATATCACAAAATATAATTTATGGCAGGGATTTCACTAGTGTTCTAGAACAAAATTGATTAAAAACATTCTAAATATGCTTATAATATTTATTGCGACAAATAAAAAAATACATTGTTAGGCGACAGTCTGCTTATCCAATTAACTTATGAGCTACATTATTCATTAAATTATTCCGCGGACATTGAATCTCGGCATAAACTATTTCGAGCAATGACATTGTATAAGTTAATTTTGAAGAACATATAAAACCAAGTCTTGAGTTTTCTGTTTGAGTTTCGCTTCCGAATGAATCAGATCTTTTTCCTTTTCTCTCACGGTTGCTATCTCCTGGATTGATATTTCCGAATTAGTTTTGAGATAGTTGCACATGAAACTAAGTTCTTCATATAGCTTGACTAGCTTCATTCTGTGCGAAGCAACTGCGCTTACCCATTTGATCTCTTTAGTTTGTCGAACGAAATCATTCCTGGCACTCTTTTGTTTCAGTGGATCGATTTCGTTTAAGGTAAGAAACGGATTCGTTAAATGCACAGTACGATCAAATGACTGCTGGAAGGTGGTGAATCCTCTTATTAACTTCCCAATGCGTTTTGCCGTTGAATTGTCTAAATTCAAAACCAAGTGAACTATGCTAGCGTCCTGTGGCATAGAAAGTCCGAAAACAGATCCAGGCAATGGTTCATTGATCGCAGGTAGCAGTAGAGAGCCGTCTCGAGATAGGTTCTGCGTTGGTTCAGCATCCTGGTAGTCATCTTCTAAGTTCTGTTTCTGTCCTTGGTTTTGCTCCGTTCTAATAGCATATGCTTCGTTTCCTTGAAAGAAGACTGCGATGATTGTGATGAGCACTACTAGCGAAGCCATCTTGAGCATCGTTATCTGTTCGCTTTTCAAATCGTTATGATGCTGTGAAGACTCACTGTGGAATATATACCATTTGATTTTCATATTTGAGGCTTGAGGAATCCAATAATTCATAGTTATCATCATTAGAAGATCTAAGCTATTTCTTAATTGTTAATTTTAAATGCCAACAGATCGATTCTGCATACCATTGTTCCCAAATACTTGAGACATATCGATCTCAAGGAATTCGATAAATCACGTTAATTACAATCGATTGATTTAATCGGTTTTATTTATTGCTCTATGCATTGAGATTCCCAATATTTCCATTGAAAATCAATTAAAGTGACTCCGCAATAATATATCAGCTAGTTTTACATACCACTGTTTTCAAATACTTGAAAGCTTATCGATCATAAGGAATTCGATAAATCATTTTAATTACAATTAAAATTTTAGAGTGGGCTTTAGAGTGGAATTAATGTAAATTAACGTTTCTGGTAACTCATTACGAAAACAACTATAAATTGTAAGAATGCATGACCCTCTGGCTTTTGTTTATCATTTCCAAGTATTGAAGTTAGTAAACAACGAAATCTGAATTGACATACACCATGTGATCGACAGTCGACTCTGTCTAAAGGTTTTCTCTATAAATGTTCCCGTGGTCTATAAGTTTCAGGATACATTCGTTAAAGGTTCCCGAATATTTCCCCACCAGCTTTCTCGAGCAACGAATCACAATTCGGTTTTTTGATGTTCTGTTTGAGGTTATGCTTACTGCCCAATGTTTTCGTTTTAGCGTACTTACCGTACGTCAACTCGCAGTTCAGCTACCATACGATGTAGATGGCACTGCTTTCATACTTTCATTCAGGATCGAAGAGTATTTCATTTCGTTTGGTCTGCAAACTCTTTCCATCAAGTTGGCTACAAATTTCGGCAGTAGATTGAATAAAAATTTGACTTAAGGTGGCTATCGGGGATGATCTCACTGTTTAACCGCTAGAAAAGAGATCTAGTCAAATACTTATAAGAGAAATTACGCCTTCGGGCTTAATCGTTAAAACTCGGGAATAATCGTATCACGCTATGACCGTCGCGCATGTGCGCCTTGGTTAGCGGTAGAGAAGCCGGCTCGCGTGGTCTGCTGCAACAGTTGTGCTTGGACTCTTGTACTAGTATGACTACTCTGTGCTAATCAATTCTGACAATTCTTACTTGCATCTCACATTCATTCAAATATTTAAATTATTCATTAAATATAAATAATTATAGTAGATTCAATTATACTTTAAATTCTCAATTCATTTAAATCAGTTTAATAGTTCAGTGAATTAACATAAATAAGTAAAATCAAGTAAATTTATTTAGTGACGCCACGCGGCCATTACGCGCCACCGTTAACAAAGGATTGCATCGGCCACGCGGCTTTAGTCAATCCATAATTGACGCGTGATATTAACAATTAATTACATTAAATCAATTATTAACATTTAATTACGATCTTATTTAATTTAACTTATAAATAATTAAATTCCAATTTCAAATCATTTGACTAATTTCTACATGAAAAACATCAAACTCAATTGATTAACATTCTGTTATCAATTGAACATTATTAGCTCTCACCTTGAGACAATTGAACATTAATAGTTCTCACTCTGAGACAGTTCAAATTAATTAGATATTACCAGCTCCCACCTTGGGACTTATCTAATTCAAATTATCGATAATTTTCTATCTAAGGCGGCTGAGCTCACCCCTATTGCGTTATTGCAACGTAATTTTACACATTCACACTTACACACACACAATTTACTTGTATGATTTCATCAAGGAGGTTTTTTCCCAGCCTAGCTGGGTTTTCCTCCTTTGGGGACAAATAAATTTTTCTAAATTGTTCCCCAAAAATTCCAAGTATTATTATTTAATTTCCTAATCCCAACTTTATCATATAATTTAAAACAATTACGGGAATTATCCGCATTGGATAGTTTTGACAACACTCACACTCCCACTCAGGTCGTCTTACAAATAGTTTGAGCAGTTATCGACGTAACATGTCGATTTTTGTACGCTTATATCAAAATTCCTCATTGTGAAATCAATTTTACTCATACAATTGAAACAAATATTTTACTTCACTATTTATTTATTTATTCCCATTGTTAAATATACACGATACATTTAGATACTTACAAATTCTACTATACAATAGTATTTCAATTTTTAGGCCTAATGATTAACAAAGATCTTAGAATTAAGTTTTCAATTTTCAGAAGTATCGTACGTAAATTATTATCAAAGTCATCATGTTTTGATTGAGTCAACGGCATTACGTAATTAAATTGATCTAGAGATTTTTGCTGGTTTTGGAGATCTAATTCAATCTTTATACTATCTTGAATAAGATTTATTATAGTTTGTTTATTTTGACCTCCTTGGAGCGCCTGATACAACTTTCCCTTCAATTCTTGGCATGATCCAGTCAAAGAGTTCAAATTTTCTTGTACCTTCTGCCGTCTGTTTGAATTTATACGATCTGCAGGAAGATCTGGGTCAGTTGATACAATGACTGACCGTGGTATTTCACTATACTTATCATACCATTGAGGCGTCAAGACCTCGGTTTTGTTGGCTCTTCCCAGAATGAAAAATCTTTCATCATGTTGATTCGTCACGGATCCATAAGTGATTTGAGAACTGTTAGTTGTCTTGTTATTTGGCACATGTCCCATTTCAAAAGTATTGTTGGACTGGGTGTTTCTTGACCCGATGACGATGTCTATCCGTTTCGGTAGGGCCTCAGCCCCTAAAAAAAAAAAAAGAAAAGAATACATTAACAAGTGAAAATTTCGTTTGTAAATGCGATAAGTGTGAAGCTTCCAAAAAAAACGTTCCTATTATACTAAGCACTCAAAGAATTGTTAATACTTACATGTGATGCCGAGGATTACAACAAAAGCCACTAGTGGTGTGTTCATCATGAAGCTTTGATGACTACTGACGGTTTGAGAGAGCTCGAATCTTATATACCAGTGATTTATCATTGGTGTCGTAGACGACACTTACATCACTTGCAATCACGTGTCTTGTGGCGTGATTAACCGGATCTAGTACATTCCTGATGATAGCAATTAATTAGTATAAAAAAATATAATTATGACTAAAAATAAGTCCTGTTGCTGGAATAAGTTACAAATAGTTACAGTCTATTTTTCTAGAAATAAACAATATCCGCTGAAACAGAACATGTTGAATTGAAGATCACTTACCATGTATTGAAGTACATTAAATATTTTAAGCAAATAAATGCATCTGAAAGCTCTTTAAATAAGCTTCAATTTGAGTACCATATCATATGTGTAGTCCCAAAATTATGTCCTATTCCGCTATGCCAATGATGAAATTTGCTATTGCACTCGTTTTTTTTTCTTTACTGTACACCAGCAGTAAGGAAACAAGTAACGAGTTAAAGTGAAATAAGGTTTTAGTCGCCGGTTTACTCGAAATCCATGATTTTTTTCGATTTATGATGAAATTTACTTCCATTTCGACTACCGAATGGTCTTTTTTTTTTTTTTTATTATTTAGTACAATAATCGATAAGAATACATCACGAGATGAACTAAAAATCAAGCACAACATAGAAAATATAATTTTTTTTTAATTTAATAATTTTATTTAATCAACTGCCAGGTGCGAGTTCGAATCCCAAGCTGGTCTTAGAAACCAGCTTGGTTGAGATTTGACCTTGCCGCGTTTGTTAAGATTTTTTCAAACCAAAAAGACCCCAATAACGTACCACTCCTAACACTTAAAGTCGGCGATATGACTAATTAACGAAAAATAAAAATAATTATGAGCGACTTTTCAAAATTTAAATTTTGAACTGAAACTTTCAGAAACTTATTTTTTTTTGGTCTATAAAATTATACCGTAACGAGAAAAAAAACTAAAAAAAAAAAAAATTCAATTTTTGACGATTTTTGAAATTTTGAAAAATTTGGAGTGACCTCTTAAAAATTTTTTTTTTAGCTGTCCTTTGGTGAGGGCTCTTAAAACATCAAATACTAACATTTTTTCACTCGAGACTCAAAAAAAAAAATAGTCGGTTTTTTTTGCGCCACCCTAATATCTATGTTAATAAGGTTCGTTTACAATCCATACGCAGTACCTTTGTACCTTTCTTTTCTGGGTGGACAATGGCGCGAAAGATTTAAAAGTATTTGTATTTTATTTTAATCAACTTTATTATGAAAAATGAGATTATGAGGCGTGCACTTTTGGATTTTACAAACTTTTTAAATCTCCAGAGATATGAGCTGAGCGAGGATAGTGTCAATTAAATCCGTTGTACGAATGTGTGAGTGTTAGCTTAGGGTTGTCTCTCAGCTCTTTCTTTCTAAGAAGAGTATAATTCTAACACGTTAAAACGAAGCCGCGCATTTCAGTCTAATAATAAACATTTAAATGCAAGTCTTATGGAATCCATATCTTTCATTTTCTTCAGCCTAGCTCTCATCCATTAATAAGTAAAGATCTACATTCTGCAAAATCTCATACTCTTAATATATCTACATCTTCACCACATGTGTTACAACGAAGAGAGGTGTTTCATGGCTTATATGAGATTAAAACTCGACATTTTATGAAAACTCTATTTCAAAAAATGCCTGAGCTGATGTCTACCGTATAAGTCACGAAACAAGATGGAGGGGCAAAATGTTTACCAAATGTTAGTGCTATTACTGTTTGTAACCAGCCACATAACTGGGGAATTTATTATTTCCCATGATGCAATGTTTTGATGTTTTAGCCACGCATAACATGTGTGATACCTACGGGGTGCGCACATTTGAAGTCAAATTTATCGGCTACGTGACTTCATTACCATTACTATTTATATACTTTACCAGGAAACTGATAATTTAAACGAATTACGAATACAATGTATTATTTAAATGGTTTTTAATCAGAAAGTACGAACATTAGTATGCCGACGTCCATGTTTTCACTTTATGTAGTGAGCTTTGTTTTGGAATTTACCCAGATTTTTTATAGCAACGATTTGATGCGTATATCGAGAAAAGTATATGCATCCGGTCTTCTTATGCTGCAATTGATTTGCAATGTCAGTCCTTTATTTCATCAGGACAAACCTAACATCAGGACAACCTTAACAATTCACGCTCTTCCTACGAGTCTAACGCGTAAGCAACTCAATACTCCTAAGCACTAAAGTGTTAAGCTTCTAACAATATATTTTAAGAAATCTTTATATGTTCTATATATCGGTGTGTATGTGTAAGCTTCTTATTACTGTCTTAAAAATGATCACTATTAATAAGTACACGTGCCTAATAGATCTGTTGTTATCTAGATCAAACGATTATAAATTCAACTCTTAAGTTTATTTACTTAAAATATTTAATGTACTTCAATACATGGTAAGTGATCTTCAATTCTCGATTTCTCCCCTCAATCGACATCCTTGCACCCAGCCACTACGGGTAAAAGCATTAAATAAATGAAATTATTCATTTTTCTTGAATAATATTTTTTTTTTAGAATAA